TCCACCACGAGGACGCGGCGCAGGCGCTTGTCGATCCACGAGCCCGTGTTGCGGTCGGGCCGGTCCTCGAACGTCTGGTCGATGGTGACGCCGATGCCGTTGTTCACGGCGCTCTCAACGTCATCTCGCTTGTCGGGGTAGATGGCCGCCACATCGTCGGCGTACATCCACTTGGCGATGCCCATATATCGAGCGTCGCTGAAGTCGCGCTTGCGGCTGCGAGGATCCGCGAAGAACTCTTCCCAGCGGATCTGGCGGGTGATGATCTGGCGGTCTTGGTCCACCTCGATAATCGCCGCCATCGTGCCGGGGACCAGCATGTCGGTGAAGGCCTCGACCTTGATCCGAGACCAGCGGTTGAAGTCGCAGATGAAGCGGAGCGTGTCGGTGGCGACTTCGGCGCTCTGCTCGTCCTTCGGGGTCCGCGGATAGGCGCGGGGGTCGGACTTGCCGCGCTCCACCACACCCAGGATGCCGTTCACCGCCGGCTTGATGCGGTTGATCGTGATGACCGGCTGCTTGCGCTGCGCCAGCGTCGCCTTCTCGGCGTCGGTCCACTGGTCGCTGTCGTAGTAGTCGATATCCGCCAGGGCCTCGGTGCGGGCGTCGCCGTTGAGGTCCTGGCTGTCCTGGAACATGCGCTTGAAGGCGTCGAGAGAGGTCTTCGTCTCTTCGCTCATGCGGTCCTCCAGGAACTGGCCTCGATGCGCTTTCTCCAGCGGTCGAGGTCGGGCGGGTTGTTCGGCTTCGTTGTCGGAGCCTTGGGCTTCACGCGCCTCAGGGCCTCCAGGGCGTAGCGAAGCGCGTCGATGACGTGGTTGTTCTTGTCTTCCAGGACCGGCAGGACTTCGTTGGTCAGCGGGTCTTGCTTGAACGAGTACAGGGCCAACTCGTCCGCCGTGTGCTTGCAGCGCGGGTGGACCACGATGTCGAAGGACCGAAGGAACTCGATCCCGTCCTCAACCGATCCCTGGCCCTTGATGGCCGGCACGATGCGGAAGCCCTTGCGCCGCATGTAGCTCACCGTTTCCGGTCTTGAGCTGTCCGCGGTGATCGTCCACTTCCGGGCGCCGTCGATCTGATCGAAGAGAGCCGGCGTGGCGTCGATCTCGCACCCGATCTTGTAGGCCTCTGCGTCCACGAACAGGACCCGGCCCTTCGGATCGCACACCGCCTGGTCGCCATCCCATCGGCCAATGAAACCGCGAACAAGCACGGTCGGGTCAACCGCAAAGCCCCAGTCGGCGCCCATCCTGAAGACCGCATCGGCCGGCGTGTCGAACGCCTTGACCTGCCAGTTGCGGAAGACGCGGGCCTCGGTGGAGCGCTCATAGGCCCCAAGCCAGATGTGCGCGTACTTGTCGGGGTCTCGCCTCTTGTCCCGCTCCATGTCGCCGGCAAGCGACGTCTCATGGAACCAGGGATTGTCCGTATAGTTGACCTCGATGCAGATGATGTCGTCATCGTTCGCCGCGTCGGGCGAGCGCATGAAAACGTCTACCGGGTCGGTCTCCTTCTTCGGGTTCCAAGAGAACCAGATCTCGGCGCCCTTGGCCCGCAGGGTCGGGGTCAACAGGTTCAAGGACCGTTGGCTGAGCGACTGCGCCTCTTCCACCCAGGCGATGCGATAGCCTTCCAGCGACTTGATCGTGTCCGCCGTGTGGTTCTGCATCCCCTGGAAGATGATCAGCCCGGAGCGCTTGCCGGCCTCATCCAGGACGTGGATCTCGGTATCCAGCACCTCGAAGAAGTCGCCGACACCCAAGGCCGCGATCTTGTCCTCAAGGAGCTGCTTCACCGATTGGTCGAGCGACTTCTGGATTTCCCGCACGCACACCGCACGGGTTGTCGGGTCGGCTACGCATTCCTCGACCAGGCGCTCAGCGAAGAAGTGGCTCTTGCCAGAACCGCGCCCCCCGAAGGCCCCCTTGTACCTCGACGGCTTGAGAAGCGGGACGAACGCCCTAGGCGTCGGTATTCGAAGGGTCGACAATTTCGCGGACGATCTTGCGGACGGTGGAGCGCTGCTCGACGTCCATCTTGGCTTCGATAGATGCGAGGCTAGGCTTTTCGTAGCGGATCGCAGCTTTTGCCGCGTCAAGCCTATGGGCGAATTCCGCTTCCGGGTTCTTGTACACGGCCATCAGGAACGCATGCGCGTCGCCTTCGAAAGCATTGTCGCCAAACACCTGCCTGATGCGCTCGGCGTTCTCTGCCATGACGCGCTCACGCTCTTCAGTGAGCTTGTTCTTTGCGCCCGGCGGACGCCCGCGAGGACGAGATGATTTTCCGTCCATTGTTCAGAATTTCCGCGAATAAAATATTCAGGCGGCGGTCAGTTGGCGCACTATCTGCACGTACTCACGCGCCAGCTCATCCCCATTTTTGACACCGATGAACGTCACGCCACGCCCTTCGGACATCCAAGCGTCCCATGTGGCGATATGCGCCTTAAGGCTTTCCACTTGGGCCTGCATCCACTCCGCCATCTTGGCCTTTTGCCGGCGGTTGTATTCTTCCGCGGTGATGGACCAGCCACCGCCGCCTCGAGCTAGAATGTTGGTGAGCCCAGGTAGCGTGGCGATCAACAGCGCTTCGTAGTCGAGAGCTTCTTGCTCGCTATCAAAGCGCTGCACGATGCTCGCTCTTGGCTCCCTGCCGTCGGCCAAGATGGATCGAATACGCTCCAGCTTTGGGAGGTTTCCTTTAAGGGCGCCCTTCCTGGCCTCCGCCACATGATGGTACATGCGGCGGCCAGTTCCCTTTCCTACGTAGAACGCTTCGCCGTTGCGCGGATCGATCAGCTTGTAGACGTAGAAGCGCATCTGATGTCTGCGGTTTGAAGTTAGCCATCCGACGAACAGACAGCTTTTCGGAGGGGTCGAGTATCAGCCGACCCGCTTAGTCCAGCGGGACGTGCGGGCCGGTGACAGTGCAGGCGTCAGCACTTCTTTCCGCCCTTCTTCTTGGCCATGAGGGATCACCCGCCTTTCAAGGCTGGAGGGTCGGAATGTCAGAAAGCAGGCACACGCCTACATTTTGGGTGACGAACATCCCATCTGGGCGTCACCGGGGCTGCGAAGCAGTCATCCCCCGCTTAGGCGGCTACTCGATGTTGTACCATCGTCTCTTGTTCGTCGCAAGATTTAGACCCACCGAACAGCGCAGCCATGATGGCGTCCCGATCCCAGGATGCGCGCTTCATCTTCCGGCGCTTGCGGGGCGTGGTCGGGCGCATGGGCTGTGGTATGTTCCCGCGCGTGCGGTCGAAGACGCCAAGGCCTTCCTGCGCCGCGATGAGCCCGACATCAATAGCACTCACCCTTTGCGGTCGCCCCCCGAAGCTGACGATGCAATGCACCGCGTCCGCGTGAGCTGCGGCAATCATGGCGCCGTCCGTTGGAAGGTAGGCAAACAGGTATCCAGGCAAGAGCGGGTAGCGCTTGGCCTCAACCTTCCTCGCGTGCCGTGTCCAGCGATCTTCCATTGGGAGATAGGCTTGAATGCGAAGCTCTTGAAGCGCCTTGAGCGCCTGCACTTCGCGGCGGGTGGCGGTGCGGATGACGTACCAGCTCATTCAAGGCCTCGCATGGGGCATTAAGCCTAGCTGGATGAGTAGGGCTCTCCAGGCTTTACGGCGTTCGCTGTATTGGGTTTGGCGGGGGTCTTCTGGGGTCACAGCATGTTCCTCGCGGCTTCGGTGAGCACCCAACGGGCTTTGTTCCGGTGCCCTAGGTAGATGCATTGAGCGATCTTGAGGTCTTGCAGCTCTCCGAGCCGGCGCTTGACCTGGCGCAGCGTGAAGCCGGTTTTGACGGAGATTGGGGCCGGCCTGTCCAGCCCTGACTGCAGCGCTTCAATCACCGGCATATGGTGATCGCGCAGCTCCAGCCGAGCGCCGCGCTGGCCTCGTAAGGCTGACGGCTTGAACGGCGGCAAGGGCTCCGGGTCTTCCTCCCGGTCGCAGATGACCGACACCTGCTTGTGGCCGTACCGGGCCTTGACGTCGATCTCTGCGGCGCCGAGCATCTTGGCTACGTTCTGCCACGACGTGTGGCCGTTGCGGGTGCAGCGGGCGATGGCGGTTTCAGGGGTCATCAATAGCACTCCTCGGAAGACAGCTTTTCGCCGTCGCGCTTCCAGGGCTTGGGTTCCTTCAGGGTGAACTTCATGCGGCCCAGCAGGGCCATGAAGTCGCCGCGGTCTCGCATCATCCGGTAGCCGGTGAGCGTGCGGGGCTCGAGAACGGTCCCGGTGAGATCCGCGCCGAACAGGTAGCTGTCGGCGAACTCAGGACTGATCACATCAGCCACGGCGATCCAGAGGCTTTCCGGGACGGAGAGGCGGAAACGAGGGCGCATAGCCATCAGCTCACCGCCTTTCTGGCCGATATCGCTTCGGCTTCGGCCAGGATGCGTTCGCGAAGCTGATCGAAGTCAACGACCGGTCCAGGCCGTCGTTCTTCCTTCAAATCAAAATCATCTTTGCCTTCGTAGAGGGTAGAAGGGCTTTTATGCCCTTCTACCTCTACTCTGGCTTCTGGCCTCTGAGTTGAAGGGTACCTTGAAGGGTACCTTGAAGGTCGGCGATTTTCTCCTTGATTTTCATTGGCTTGACTGATGGCCGTTTTCTTCGCTTTTCGACCCTCTTGCGATCTCTTGAAATCGTCGATCATGCGCTTGGAGTAGATGACGCCCGCCCTCGTGGTGCGGCAGACACCAGCCGTTTGAAGCTCGACAAGCATGGCTTGGACCTCCTCCGGGCTGGCTCCAACGACACGGGAAAGCACGTCACTGCTGCAGGGCTGATCTCCGATCAGAAGGTGGCCGTAGGGCTTGGCCTCGTGCATGATGCACAGCATCTCCATCCACAGCCCGCGAGCTGCAAGAGAGACGGCGCGAAGGGCTTGATCGCCCCGCCAGTCGCGCGGGTAGAACTTCATCCAGGGTCGGTCACTCATGCGGCCAACTCCATTTCCGGCGCGCAGTCCATCCAGGCGCGGATCACCTCGGCGGCCAGGGGCGGCACGATGGCGTTCCCGAAGCCGCGCCACGCGCCAACTCGGTGGATCAGGTGGCCGTGCGCTTGCTCTGGGATTTGCGCCGCGGCGGCTCCGATGGCGTCGCCAAGAGCCACGCGACCCCGTAGCCCTGAAGCCAGCAGGGGAAAGCCGGGTTCGGGGATCCTGCGGGCCTTTCCGTCGTGGCACTCGATCCAGGCGTGGCGGCTCCAGAAGC